AAATTACGCTATGTCATTGGCCAAGACTTTGGCATAGCACTCGGTAGTGCTTTTAATTTTCAAAACATCAAATACAATACTGGAGTCTGGCCCACTGGTATAACTCCGGCAAACACTAGCATTGCTAGTGTTTTCGGTCAAACTCCCAATCTTTCTACTATGGGTGCTTTATACACCAGATATCGCATCCGTGGAATCAAACTTAAACTCACTTACTGGCAACAGACTGGTCCTCCTGTTGTTATATACACAAATGCCCAATCCGATCTCAATGCCGTTGATCCAGCGGCAACCACTGCTGCTCCAACTGCTCCTGCTCCTGATTTCATAACTCCAAATATATCAATTCTTCCTGAACAAAGATGGGCGAGATACCGTGTCTGCTCTCAAACTCAAAATGGAGGAAAACCAACCGTTCTTAAATCCTACTATTCTGTCAATAAAGTTTTTGGACCTGACAAAATCACCAAAAACGATGCTGATTTCACTGGAGAAATGAAGCCTTCTGTTCCTTATTGGAATGATACTTTTGATTACAATACTGGCACTCCTAAGCTTGGCCCCTGGTGTCAATTCGGCATATTCACAATGAATGGAACCAATGCTGCAACAGCCGTTACTGGCGTAATGAAAGTTGAAGCAACTGTATACATTGAGTTCTTTGGAAAAAGAATTCAAACTCAATAAAAGTTTTTATTAAAACTACATAGAATCAATCAAAAAAGCAATTCTTTTCTGCAACATATCCAAATATTTCTGGTTTGTAATAACCTTATCTGATTTCGAATTTCTCGTGGGATGAATGTATTCTCTGGCAACAACCCAAAGAAAAACCTGGCAATATCTGATGGGATCCTTATCGTGAGCATCATAAGAAATCCAATACCTTTGCATGGTCCAAGACATCTCTTTTATTTGTTTAAAAGTAAAACAATCCACCAAATCCAAAACAGGCATAAAACCATGATCCATAACGTGAGACGCGAAGCGGCGATCAATGACCAAAAGACTGATCTACTTTGTATTGCCCCGCAGGGTCGTGAAAGCCCTGGTCCAAACCATTCCATGATCTTTCCCATAACACACACAAACATACTGGTTGACCTGAGAAATTTCTCGGAACCCGAAAATGCGATGTCCCACAAAGGTTGTCTAGGAGCTGAACTCGAGGTTCGGCCAGTATTACCTAGACAACCTTGAGGTCAACATGCCCATTAGACCGAAAGCCCGCAACTGGTGTTTCACTCTCAACAACCCCACTCTCGATGAAACTCAAATTGCCCAAACCCTTCAAGAAGCTGGTTCGCTTATTTATGCGATTTATCAACTCGAACAAGGAGAGAATGGAACCCCTCACTTCCAAGGATACGTCATGTTTCAAGATCAAGTGTACTTGCAACCAACATTAAAAGACTGCCTACCAACTGCCCATTGGGAAGTTGCCAAAGGCACGCCCACTCAAAACCGCACTTACTGTTCTAAACCCGAAACAAGTCTTGCTCCGCCTTGTGAACTAGGAATTTTCCCAGAAACCAGCCAGGGAAAGCGCTCTGACCTTCTCGAACTCAAACAAGCACTTCAATCTGGACTTACTCCCAAGCAATATGCAGAAGAATACTTCGATCTCTTCCTCAAATACCCCAAGCTTGTCAAGAACTGGCACGAAGCGACTGTTCAACCCCGCAAACCAACTGATGGATCTAGCGTCAAGCTCTTCTATGGAAAAGCCGGCACCGGCAAATCCACTCTCGCTGAATACCTCGCTTCCCAAGGAGGACTGGAACCTTATCGATACTGCATCAGAGGATTCTGGGATGGATATTTCGGACAGCGACGAGTCATTTTCGACGATTTTCGAGGCTGTGACTTATCTTTCGGAGACTTTAAAAGAATTGTCGGCAAATTCCCCCTTTCAGTTAACGTTAAACACTCTACATGTCCAATGGCAGCCAATCAATTCTTCATCACGTCCAATTTCACGCCGGATGAATGGTGGTCTGAAGAAGTAACCGGTAAAGACCGTTCCGCTATTTTTCGCAGAATCACAGAAGTTTACTTTTTCCCCGAAACTGGCAAATTCCGTCATTACACTTCTTACTCTCAATTCGCTCACTTTGAACTAAATGGCGCGCTCGCGCCGAACTTACAAGAAACGCGCCCGCCGCTACAAGAGATCATACTCAATGATGAAGAGGAAATACTACAAATCCAAGAAGTACAATAAAAAATCTGGTATGCAACGCATCAAAAAAGTTAAATGGCCCGTCAAGAACATTGGTGGCGACCGCTCTTACTGTAAATTACGCTATGTCATTGGCCAAGACTTTGGCATAGCACTCGGTAGTGCTTTTAATTTTCAAAACATCAAATACAATACTGGAGTCTGGCCCACTGGT